CATTATTTGTCAAGTACATATTGTCCAACAAGTTACGCATTAGAGTAGTCTTAATTAGTTGAAGGTCGGAGATTAAGTCATAAACACTCAGACCGTAGAACTTATGAGGCATCGGGATAGGTGTAAGGGAGGAGAAGGGAACACTATCCACAGCCTCATTGTCAAACAATTCATCTCCAACCTTCGTTACTTTTCTTAATTCTGCAATACCGTCATTGTCAAAGTCCACTCTAACATAGCACTCTGTTATCCAAATGCCATCATCCAAATCACCTTCCGGTGCTGAGTTTTGTTCGTGGTTAAATCTGGCAAGTCTTTCTGCTTTAAAATCAGCTTCACCATTATTAAAGGCTTTATCTATTTTTGATTTAGGGTAGCCCTGCTCCAGTAATTCAGACTTGGTTCTCTTGACTCTATGACCGACAAAACGAGCATCCTCGATTGTCTTAGCATACTTATTTATTAAAAATTCTTCTGGTGGTACAGGTTCTATCCTTACCTGTCCCTCCTCGTATGTTCTATTTACTACAACATCGTGTGTTACTGCTTGTGGTGCGAGAGCAGCACCATCCATTTGCTCTTCTCCACCATTTTCTGTATGTTGTTTTACTTCTACATTGTCATCTGATAAGAGGGCGGTGAACTCTTCTTCCGTCAAGTTCCTATACTCTTCTCTTAAAATCTCACTGGTATCATCCCAATAGTGTTTGACAATACCATTCTTTTGTAATAAGGCATCTTTGAACCACTGGTATATAATACTAAATCCGGGGTTCTGTCGCATAATGACATAGTTTACATAGTCCGTAGACTGCTTTGCCATCTCGACATCTTCTGGTCCTTGTGGTTCAAATTGAACAACTTTATCACCACCAGTAAATATCTTCATAAGACTAGGCATAATCCATTCAATTACATCTGCCACATCTCTAGTAACAATCTGGCTACGCCCTTCCTGCTCATTACCATACTTCTTACCGTAATAACGGTCTAGTGCATCCGAGCGTTGTGTAGTAAGTTTTCCATCTAGGTATCCTAGAGAGGATGTAATCTCGCCCTCTAGGTGAGCAGCCAGCTCACGCTCTGTCATTTTCTTGGACTTCGCCATAAATTATTTACCTTTATTAATTGGGTATTTGGTTTCTTTTTTAGGTGGCGGACTCACTGCTTTCATAATCTCTTTCAAATCCTTGATGTCCTGTGCCATCTCTTTAATAACATTCTCTAACCATATAGGGTTAATTGCCATAATATTCTCCTCTTATATTATCCAACTTAAATCTGTCTTAGGCAATTCCTTACCCCAGACACTATCATTGCCAGTAAATACCACATCTGTTATAGCTAAGTATCTAAAGGCATCGCTGGCGTGAGAAGTCCAATCGTGGACTGGCTTCTGCGACCAGATTTTCTTTTTGTCATCATAGCTGCTTCTGTATTGAAGTAAGGCTTCTAATCCCTTCTTAGTCTTTCCTTCATCAAACCAGCATTTATTCAAATAAGTTCTGGTAGTTTCTATACCATCCATGACTTTCAATTTTGGTGCAACTTGGAAGTCTATTCCTAAGTCAAAGGCTAAGTCTCTTCTACTCTTTCCAGTAGAAAATTCTCTAACTACTATATCGTGTGGTGCAATATGAGCACCATACCTATAGCCTTTCTTGTTAAGTACATCTATATAGAAAGGCAATCCTTCGTTTGAACTCTCAAAATAATCTATAAGGTGTACTGACTTCCCTACAAACTGTGCAAACCAAATTGAGGTTGCGTCAGATACGCCTAAATCCCAAGCTGTTACTACTTGTTTAGCCGGGTCATAAGGGACTTTCCCCACTCGGTCTTCTTCATAGCAAGTTTCAACCTCTTTAGCATAATACGCACCTCTAAGAGCAGCAGACCAAGAACACTCGTATTCTTGTTCAAATTCAGTTTCTGCCATATCTTGTTTCGCAAGTTCCAATTCCTCATCATCTAATATCCCTGTTTCACTCGCCTTATATAAAAATCTTGTCCATCCCTTTCTATCTTGTGCTGAGTGGTATAAATCGTAAAAATCATTCTTTCCCTTTGGTGTACCAATAAATATGGCATACCCCTTTCTGTCAGATAGAGCTGGTCTTATTACTTCAGAGAACATCTTTGGGTTCATCTGAGCAAATTCATCGAGCACAACTCCGTCTAAATAAATTCCTCTGAGAGTATCATAATTGTCAGCTCCGTAGAGCTGTATCCTAGCTCCCATGAAGTCGGCTCTCAATTCCGCTTCATTAAACTTAACTTCCGGAAATACCTTACATAACCGTTTTAATTCATCCCAAGCAACTGTCTTAGCCTGCTTGAATAGTGGTGCTATATAGGCATATCTAGGTGCAGGCTTTCCTTCCACCAAATTTTCAACAGCACTCTTAATCAGTTGATTAATGGCAAATACTGTTTTACCAAATCTTCTATGACAAACAACAACATTAAATCTATCTAAGTTATTATGTATTTCATTCTGTAATTCCCTAGGTGTATAAGGAATTATTATTTCTTGCCTTTTCTCTTCCATCCCTTTCCTGTTATTTTATGAGCACGATTAGTTTCCGCATCATACTTATAATATTGTGGAAGACCACCATTTTGTTTAACAGCCCTGTCAATAGCCCTATCTTCAGCACTCATGTTCCCTCTTATATATCCCTCTGTTGTTACAGAACCATCTTTATTCAAGTGCCCTTTCTTAATTAAAATAAATTTAGAGAGATTTTCAGCAACTTTCTCCGACATTCCGTCTCTTTCTATCAGTTGTTGTTTCAAACGAGAATGAATCCTAGATAGCATTAGTGCACTTTTTCGTCATCATCCTTTAAAAACTGGTTTGCGTCTGCAATATCAGCAGCATCTTTTGCCCATTTAATATCAAAAGACCTATCTTCCACTACAACGTGATGTTTCGGAGACCATCCTGCTTGCGTCTTCAACCAGAACGTAGTCATGCTAGGAGATTGTCCAGAAACTGCCATTTCATAGGCAACACCTGCAACTCTCGCTGTACGCTTCTCTTTACCTACTAATAGATTATGAGAATAGTATTTTGTAAGGGTGGCATTAGAGATTCCCATGATTTTGGCAATCGTATGTTGGTCTAAGCCTATAGTAACCATCTCTTCTACTTTGGAATAATCATCATCTGTGGGTTTATAAGCCTGTCCACGCTTAATACGTGACTTCTTTCCCCCAGCTGCCTTTGAAGATGCAGAGAGACCTCCGCTTGGGCGACCTATCTTGCGTTCTAGTTTGATTACTGCGTCAGCAGGGATAATACCTTTGGCAGAAGCAACAGCATACCTCAACTCTTCCTCCAATTCTTTCTCTAATTGTCTTAGTTCTTCTTCAGAGTCTATTGAAATCTCACCTTTTTGAGCCATATTATTTATTATACCTGTCATTATGAAAATATTGCTTTCCAATTCCTAGACTTCATACTAAAGTATTATTTTTAGTTTGTAAAATAATAAAAATTATAAACTAAGTACCTATTTAGTTTCCATTCTAGGAGTAGCTAGTAACTTATTAGAAAAGATAAGCAATATTATACCATAAAAAAGACTACTTGTGTTGACTATTTACATTCTTATGCCGAAAATAGTTGTATTTAGGCTCAAAATACTCAAAAAATAATAATTTTGGACATGGGTTGAATCAGTGTCCCGGAGGGACTCAGCGATTTGGTAGCCCACCTTCGCCCAAGCCCCGTTTTTCACCCCTGCCCGTTTGTTTTTTTCTCCGAGTCGCTTTCGTGGTTTTTATATATCCCAGCACTAATAGAAGGCAAACAAAAAGTTTTATTCTCTTACTTTTTTTCCTGCGTTGTGGTAAAATATTGTTGTGGGGGTATTTTCCCCTACAAAACTGAGGAGTGCTATTATGGTACACGCAATATGCCTTCCCTGTTATACCGAAGCCAAACCCTTTCGTGGGATAACAAAAGACGGGCTACGGTTCAAACGGTGGATAAAAAACGGTGCTGTTTTCACTGCTTTTTACAAGGGTTCTTTCCCTGTTGAAAGCGAAGTGGACACCCAAGCGATAGACGAGGCTATGACTTCCTATGCCTCATGGGAACAAAACCTGTAAAACCAAAAGCGAGGCACTTGTTCTGCGAGTGCCTCTCCTTTGGGTTTACGGTTCACCACCCTTGAGAGTGAACCAAGCGAGGATAATTATTATGGGTGCAAAAATGGAATGTCAAGTAAAGGTTAGAAACTTTAAAAACGCAAGTGGTCGAAGTGTGCCGAACCAATTTATTATTACATATAGTGAAAAAGCAATGCAAAGCGAAGGTCGGGATATAGAAATTTTCCAAAGTTATGATAGTGTAATTGCTAGAAAATATCCACTTGGTAAAACTATACTAGATAGTTATTACTGGGATTATTCCAGAACTACGGGAAGGTATAGAAATTTATTTCTTGGTGAAACAAAGAAAGATACAGAAAAGAAAATAAAGAATGGCGAGTATATGTTGAAAGATTTAAACACCTGCCCATATACTGGATACCTTTAAACTTAAAAACTAGAGGCATTTTTTCCAAGTGCCTCTATTCTTTAGGTTAAAGTTTGCCACCTTTGAGAGCAAACAAGCGAGGATTATTATTTATGATTGACGCACTTTTAATGGCACAAAATATTGCTATTGCCTTGTTCTTTATGGTGAGTGCTTTAGGTTTGGGAATACTTATCGGTTTGGTTGTTAAGTATATGCTGAAATAAAAACTCAAAGCATCAGAAATGGTGCTTTGACTCTTTATTTTAGGATTTGAGGTAAAAATTGGACTCGAAATCTTCGATTTAAGGGCGATTAAAAAAGTTAGCAAGGGCAAAGCCTTGCTTAAAATGAGGATTTTTTATTGAAATACTCACCTTTTTAGTCCAAAGTGTGCATAATAGTAATTGAGTTATGTATTTTTTAAAGTTAGAATTTAAATGTGTGGGTTTTTTAGGTTAATAGGCATTGTTTAAATAGGATTTGGTGAAAACTGAATAGGTACATTTTAAATAAGATTGACAGGCATAGAAAACTCACTCATTTAAATTTTAAGAAAAACGGAGTTATATATTTTGAAACGAAAC